TCAACACTTAAATTCATTTAAGTGGAGATTTTTATCGATTGTACTCCGTTCCATACGCAGTGATGCGGGCCAAACCGTTATGTTCGTCAAAGATGTTGCCGCGAGCACCCTTAGCCGGGGTCTTCCAACCAGCAGACTTCAGCACATTGCCGTTGGTCATGTCGATGAAACAGAAAACGCTCTGATCCTCGCCTTTCATATTCTGTTCCACTACCCGGATGAACTTCTTGCCTTCGGTATAGGAAAGGACCGGATTGAAGAATGCCTGATAACCGTTCTTCTCCGAGTAGATGCGGCGAATCTCAGTCGCACCGGCAAGGAAGGCTTTAAATCGTTCCGTGAAATTTTCCATCTTCGTGATCCTTCTGTTTTTTGTTTCTCTCTGATGATTAGAACTTACGTTTTCTTACATCGTATGTCAACAGTTATTTTCAATTTTTATAGAATTATTTTCCGTCTTCCGACTCTTCCTCAATCGGTTCAGCCCAAGCCAGATCAATCTCAATACCAAAATCCTTAGCTTCACTATATGCCTTAACTACGCCACTATATTGGTGACGATTCCAGACGAAGCACTCAAAGACTTCGCCATTAGGCTTTCGGGCCATGATACGATAACGCATGATCAATACTCCTTCTCACCCAATCATGTTGACGGAATAAACTTCATAGCCATCGCGCTCCAAGCGTCGAGCGGCTTGATCGCGGTTCGTTGCACATACTTCAAAAGTTTTAGTGGTGAAGTCATTCGTGACGCGGCAATTCTTATCGGCGTAGACCGTGACATCATAAGCATGCTTGCCATTGCCCGTGGTGTAAGTGGTGCGGTCCGTGTTCATTTGATAACTCCCTCTGTGTTTCTCTGATGATTAGTTATCTCATGTAAGAAAACGGATGTCAACGATTATTTTAATTTTTATCGCAACGAGTCTACCAAATCGTCTAGTTCATCCAGCGCTTTCCAAGTTGTCGTGATCGTGGTCTGGTCGTCATGGTCCAGCACTGTGACATCATCCCGCCCCGCCGCAGCGATTCTGAAATTCAGAGATTCCTCATATTCATCAAAGAGGAAGGAATGAAACAACGGAACGCCGTCGCCGCTACGATCTTCGATCCGAACTTTTACGATGTAGATATCCATATTACTCTCCCTTCAAGATAAACAGATTTCGAAGACGCTCAACTTCAGCCACGCTTACATTGTAAATATAGGCACCAACCCTGACCTGACCACCTTTGGGCCAGCCATACTTTTTCTGCATCCCGGTAACACTTCCAGTCTTGTGAATACTACCTACTGCAAGGTTTACGCGGTTCTTGTTGGCTTCCTCTTCAGTGATGTAACGCATGGCGTTCTCCTTCGTTTCTTCGATGATCAAGTTATACGATGTAAGAAAACGGATGTCAATCATTACTTTCATTATTTTAAAAATTTAAATTATCCAACGAAACCAAGCACTTCAGTCATCTTTGTACCAGAATCTTACTGGCCGAAATCGTAAATGGTAAGAAAACGGTGTTCTATATATCAATGGGTTAGCTAGCAGAAAAGATGTAAGAAAACCCTTTTAGTACATAGGAATTTATTCCAAGTTGAAATTGTAAGAAAAATTCAGTTGTGTCGGTTGTACTCGTTTTCTTACATCGTGATCCAGACATGAAAAAGCCCGCCAGAGAGGCGGGCCTGTTTAAATCTTGAATGTCCTATTCATCTATTTCACATTCCCATATTCTCATACCAGAATAAGGTTTTCCGAAACATTGATGATGTTTGGCAAGGGGCGGAAAATCATCTTCCGTCAGTTTCCGGCCTTCAATCTCAAGAGCTTTGATAGCTCCCTTAAAAGTCTTATGGTAGCTCATGGTGAGCCAGTCATTGTGACTGCTGGAATAGAATTCGGCTATGAAAAATTTCATATTAGTTCCTCCTTTATTTCTTAACCGTGCCAGCGAAATCCGGTGGCGATCCATCACTATATGCGATGCGAAAACTATGCCAGCCATCTCGTGATGCAATCGTTTTTACATGCTCGATATCGGCCATGGTCTTGCCTTGGGTGTAAAGCAGCGATTCGGTGTAGCGCTCAGTTTCGCCTTTCGGGATACCATAAAGTAGGATCAGCTTTTCCATTATATTAGTTCCTTCTAATTGTAACTATGGCGTGCTTGAGATGCGGGATAGTTACAGTTCGTTGTATCGACGTACCGCATCTTCGATTGTGTAATAACGTTCGCGCCCCAACTCATATTCCTTAACCTCGTAATGAAATAGATCAGGACTGGATGCGAAGGCGACAAACGTGAGCGACTTTCGAACGTTGTTACGATTGGGGCCTGAAGCCAACAATTCTTCAATTTTATAGAAGAGAAAATCTTCGGTATTCACGGTGTGGCGCTTGCTCATTTCTTTTCTCCTTTAAAATCTTTCAATGATTATGTTCTACGTTTTATTACATCTCGTGTCAACTAAAAAGTGACGATTCAAGATAAAAGTTTTCAGCTTTTGAATTTTGTCTTGGATCGCTGAGCCACGACATACCCGTTTTAGATGTAATAAAACGGAATGTCAAGTGACTTTGATCCAAAAATTTAATTATTTTCCAAAATTTTACATTTTTAAAGCGGTAAATATAATGGATGGCTTAATTTTTAGGGATACTAAGCCTTTCAGTTAACCATTTGGTTGAATGAAATCTTTATAAAAATGAAAATATAGAGTGATTGATTTAAATATCATGTGATTTTGGTTTAATAAATTGGCTAAAAATGCAAATTAAGACGAAATTATTTCAATATGTAAGAAAACGGGCAGATATATTAGGCTTTAAATAGGTAAACCTTATATTATTAGGTAAAAAGCTTGGTTTGCCTAATAATATAAGGTTATGAAATTAAGTGATTGACATGCTTGATGAAGTGATTTAGAAAGAGGTACAAACGGAACAAAGTGAGGATTTAAGATGAAACTTTTTCATTGGCACAGCACGGCGTTAAAGGCGTATACCAGCGGTGATATCGTCGTCATGGCTGAGACGATGGAGCAAGCCAGAGAGCTAGTTTTAAAGAATGTTATGGATTGGTTGATGCAGGACAACAGCCCTAAGAACTTTCTCGTTCACATGATGGGAACGGAGTATTGGGACGAAGACGATGAGGCCGAATTAGAGACTTTTCTAAAGTTGCTTAAGGAAGATATTTCGAAACAGCCTATTGACAACAAAGGTGTTATCTTTATAGAAGGTGGTGAATGAGAAGGAGATAGTTATGTGGTTAGTCGATTATAAACGCGATTTTGGTACGGTCAAAACAGTTTCCTTTAGAACTAAGGGCGAAGCTGAAATGTTCGTATCAAATAAGCGGGAGAAAGGGTTTGATGCTCACATTTATGAAGTGGGCGATACGAAGATTTTGAATATTGATCTCTATACCATTAGAGCAATAACTCGGCCTGACGAAAGTCATGTTGGTTATTACGTTGTCAGTCATCCGGGGTATGGTCAGATCAGTTATTCCAGTTTAGGAGATGCGGCAAAAATTGTGGCTGAGCAAGTTGGTTACAGGGAAGAGTCTGCGGATGCTTTTGCCGATGCAGTGATAAAAATTTGGAACAGCAATCAAAAACTTCTTGACATTTAAATTCATTTCTAGTAAGTTTTAATCATCGAAAGAATGGTTAAAGGAGATTTGATTTGGTAAAGGTCGTCGCTGAGAATGGTTTCTGCCTTACTTGGACAAAGGCTGGTAGTTACAGCTACCCTTTGATCCACCGGGAAAGTGACGGAGAGCGAATTTGGTACGGTCACGCTAGGCCGTTTGGTGGAAAAAAGACTGAGGCATATACCATTTTTAAGGTGATAGCTTCTGAGTGTGTTTCGCTGGATGGGTTGACTTCGGTTAAAGATGCTAGCGCGGAGCAGTTAATTACACTTCAAAAGTTGAATAATATTTTTATCCCCGGTGGTGGCGGTGAGTGGGATTTGATGGAAATCAACTGAAAAACTTCTTGACATTTAAATCACTTAGTGCTACGTAGTAATCATCGAAAGAAGGAGAAAACAGATGATTTACCGAGTAATCAATTCTGACACGCAGCAGCTTTGGAACACTTGGGATAGTTTTGATAAAGCTAAGTCTGAGTGTGACACAGCGGCGGCACGCTATCTCACGCCGTTCGTGGTCGAACGGGCCGAAACGGTGTGGTCCAGCCAGACCTTGGATGAGGTTACGAAAGAGGCTGAATAAGCCTCACTGGCCCGCGTGGTGAAATCAGTAAACACAGCGGGCTTAAAACCCGCCGCTTCGGCTTACGAGTGCGAGTCTCGTCGCGGGCACCAATACAAAGTTTTTCTGTCTCAGTATGTAGGTCTTTAAACACCTGAGCGGAAACGCAACAGAAAATGGTGGAATTGCTGCGGTAGTGCTGAGAATCCGTGGCAATTAATAAAAGGAGGATGAAATGGCGCTGCACAGCTTGACCACGGAAGAGGAACGCATTAGTAAAGAAGCTTCGAAGGAGCTTGGTTACAAAGTTATTGTGTTCCGTGATGGTGGTTGGATTTGTCATGGCACGACACCTTCTGATTACGATGAAATTGGTTACGGTAGTTCTTCGAAAGAAGCTATCGCTAATTGGCGAAAACTTAACGCAAAACTTTTAGGAGAATAGATATGTTTGGTAATATTCTGAATAACGTGGCACGGCTAGCCGTCAATGTAGTGACCACGCCGGTAGCTGTTGCGGCTGATATCGTAACAGTTGGTGGTCTTCTCACTGATCGGGACGAACCTTATATTTTGACACAGGCCGACAAAATCCTTGACAATCTTGATCATATCATTGATGATACGTTTGACGATAAGTAATTAACAGTTTGAGAGCGCCTTGAATTGACAAGGACGAGTTGCGGAAAGATCATTTTTATAATGTGATCCGTGATGTGGAAAAGAAAATGGATCTCTATGAAAATAGCCATTGACTTTCCCTCTCTTTTTTATTCTAATTAATTCAGATTAGGAGAAACATTGAACAGTAAAAGGAGATACTTATGAGAAACATTCTTTTGTCGGCATTGATTGCTGCAACGCTTTATAGTCCTGCCAGCGCGGCTAAGATGAGTAATACAGAACTGTGCAGCATGATCAGTGAATTGGCCAAGACGGTTATGACGAAGCGTCAAGAGGGCGTTCTCATGAGTGTAATGCTTACAGCCTTGGAAAAGGTTGAGCAAAATCCTTACACTATTCTCACTAAGACACTAGTTATCACGGCTTATGACAGGCCGCGTTTTTCCACGGCGGAATATAAGCACCAAGCCGTGATTGATTTTGCTAATTCAAGCATGTCGGCTTGTGTCGAGAATACACATTGATAAATAACGGACTCTTAGCTCAATGGTTAGAGCATCCGGCTTTGGTCTGATCCTTAGAGGGATATCTGGTGCAAATCCAGTAAGACATGAGTAACCGGAGGGTTCAGGGTTCGAGTCCCTGAGAGTCCACCAAGTTTAGCGTAACGTGAGAGTTACACTTGTATTCGTGAACCGGTTACTACGGTACGAGGAGCGGTGAAACACCGGCTGCTAATACGATTTTATAGACGTGCCGTCTAATCAACGGCTAGTCGGAGGGTGGCACTTCGATGAATAGAAACCATTGTGATGGTGGTAAACAAATCGCTCTGTTGTATCAGTAAGTACCGCCATGTGCTGGCGTAGCCTAAATATTGTGGAGTCGGGAATGACGTTGAAGCAAGTTCGGCAGCACTAAAATTTTTTCAGGCCCCTTAGCTCAGCTGGATAGAGCAAGAAATTTCTAATTTCTAGGTCATTCGTTCGAATCGAATAGGGGTCGCCATTCTTTAATTTTAAGGTTATTTACCATGGAAATCCCTACATACAAACATGAAATAGCTGTAGACTTTATGCGTTTCGTGGATAATGTAAGCAAGAAGTATGGCTTCGATTATCGCGACATGGCGGGTAAATGGAGCGCTAAGAATTACAAAAAGTTTGATCGGTTGAAAAAGCAATGGGCGTTTAATAACGGCTTTGGTGAGGCGTGGCAGCGAGTTAAAGACGCGCCGCGCTGTAACAAAGGTGATCCTGAGTATGCGGATTACATCGCGATTGAACAAGGTTGGTATCACGCTGAAGGAGCTAAACTTATTGATGAAATTCCTTATCAAGACGTTTGGCATTGGATGATAGATAACGATTTTGAAAACCTACATAAAGGTAGTGTATATGAGCTTTATTTAGGTGAAGATCGGTTCGAGAATGAAAACGTTCCTGAATACGTTAAGACCGTGCTGAGAGCGATTCAGACAGAAGTGCTAGATCATCCCGCGTTCAACAAGAATGATCAATCTCTGGCGTGCTACATCGATTGGTGAAAGTGTTCCCCATGTCAATTTCAATACAAGACTGGCACCGTTTCACTTATGATCAGTGTTGGGTCAGTTGCGCCAAAGAGATTAAAGTTCCAGTTGATTTTGAATCTGTTATTGTTCCTCATTTTACTAAAAAGTGCGGCGGGAAATTATGGTACAGATGGGATGAAATTGGTAAGAAAACGCTTGACATAACATGTGATCGTTGTGTACCTTCATTTCACGAGAAGCAATTAGACCTATTTAAAGGAGAGGAATTTTATGACAGATTTTCGTAAGTTTGCTGCAACAGTTCGCCAGCATTTCGAAGCCATGTCTACCGGCGAGCTTTTTGTCGTAGACCTGAGCGGGGATGCTCTTTATGAAATTTACCTTGACGCCTATCCCGCAGGTATGAATGAAATTTTCCGTACCCGTCGAGAATTCGATTGCAGCGCGGATAAGAACTTCATTCGTAACATTGGTAACGTCGTCACTATTGTTGATAACAAGCTTGTTACTGTGTGGGACGTAGTTAGCGAGGTCGAACATCCATTTGATGTGGTTTGTGACACCTTGGCTGAAAAAGTAAGAAATTCAGCTATTAAGACTGTGTTTCGTACCAAGGAACTAAGCTATGGCGCTGAGCTTATTCGGGAAAATCTGGAACAGGGTGGAACGCATAACTGGTACAATTTTAACGCTAAAATCGACAAGAGGCATCATACCCTTAAGCCGGAAGAAGCTCGCGGTATTCTTAATACCAAGGCTCAGGTATTTCAGCGGGGTCTGGACGAACTTACGACTTCGGCCGTTGTTACGGTCAAGGATTTGATCAACGATGATATGATTTATCGTGGCGCGGAGCATAAGAAGAAGGTGGAAGATTTCGCCGCGCTTCATGCCGAATATCAAAAGCTTAACAGCGATGTGGCACGTTCAATTTTTGTCTGGTCCAACGTATCTTCTTACGTCGCGACGTTCCGTAACGAAGTCATTGGTTCTCTTGTCATTGATCTTAGCGAAGGTCGAGACATGGAATCGGCGGTTAAGGCTTTCGAGTCAAAGGTAGCTCCGTCTAACTACAAGCGGTCAAAATCTCTCATCACACCGAAGATGATTGAAGATGCGGTTAAGACTATCAATGATCTTGGTCTTGAAGCTGCGCTGGAACGTCGTATGGCGCGGATCAGCGACGTTACGGTTAACAATGTACTGTTCGTTGATAATAGCGTTCGAGGCTCTATGAAGGGCGGTTTGGAGGGCTTGCTGCTTTCCACTGTCAAAGCTCCTACGGTCAAAGTTGATAAGGCTGAAGACATTACGATTGATAACTTCCTGACAAATATTGTTCCGAATCTCAGGAATGGTTCTATCGATGTCTTGGTGAAGAATGCTCATCAGGGCAACTTCATGACTTTGACCGCGCCGGTTAATGATGAAGTTGAACGCTTGTTCAAGTGGGATAATAATTTTGCTTGGAGCTACGACGGAAACGTTACCGATAGCGGTATCAAGGAAAAAGTAGCTCGTGCCGGTGGTAATGTTACCAATGCTGAGCTTCGTATCTCTCTGGCGTGGTACAATTATGACGATCTGGATATCCACGTCGTTGAGCCCAGTGGTAACGAAGTTTGCTTCTCTAACAAGGGTGGAAAACTGGACGTTGATATGAACGCTGGTGGCAGAAATTCCCGTGATCCGGTCGAGAACGTTAGCTATACCAAGGATAACATCAGAGATGGTGTTTACAAGGTATATGTAAACCAGTTTTCCCGTAGGGAAGCTATTGACGTAGGTTTCGCAATCGAAGTTGAGAGTGCTAATCAGCTTCATAATTTCACCTATCGTAATGCTGTTAGCGGTAGAAAGCTCTCAATCACTTTAACGGTGAAAAATGGTCTGGTTGAAAGCATTGTTCCAGCAAAGGACATTGACGGCATTGCAATGTCTAAGGAAAAATGGGGCGTTGCAACCGAGACACTTGTTCCGGTTGATACCATCATTCTTTCACCTAATTATTGGGATGAGCAGCATGAGACCGGTAATAAGCATTGGTTCTTTATCTTGAAGAATTGCAAAAACCCTGAGTCTTGTCGGGGGATTTATAACGAATTTCTTCGAGGTGATTTAGATAAACACCGTAAGGTATTCGAAATTCTCGGAGACAAGACAAAGTGCCAACCCACAAACGATCAGCTTAGCGGTGTAGGATTTAGTTCTACTAAGCGAGATGTCTTGACAGCAGTTGTCAAGAGTGCTAATAATTTCCAGAAGACTTATAACATCAACTTTTAATAGAAAGGAACTAACATGAATATTTTTGAGGCAGCATCACGTAACAAGGTTCGATTTGCATCGGATCGTGGCGAACTCACGACGGAACAGCTTTGGGATTTGAATCTTACAAGTCTCGACAAGGTGGCTCGTGATGTGAACAAGGAACTTAAGAGCGTGACCGAAGATAGTTTTATCGCTACCAAGGTAGATGCTCGTAAGGCTCCACTTGAACTAAAGCTTGAGATTGTCAAGTTTGTGATCGATGAAAAGCTGGCAGAGGCTGAGGCTCGCAAGACGGCGGCTGAAAAGGCGCTTAAGAAGAAGGTTCTGGAAGAGGCTCTTGCTAATCGCCAGAACGAAAAGATCAACTCTATGAGTGAAGAAGACCTTAAGAAGGCTCTTGCTGATCTCTAGGAGAAATAAGAAAGGGCGTCATTGACGCCCTTTTCTCTTTTATACTTATTTTTAAGTTTGATCACTCGCTTGCGCCGATAGTGATCCTTAATAAGTTCGTGAAGTATTGGATTAAACTTCTTCACCTTTTTCTGCTTCGGCATTTCTAGATTCCCTTTCTTTCCGTTTCTGTTCCATCTCACGTTCAATAGCTTGCTCTACAGCGCGTTTTCTGTACTCACTACTAGCCGCACTACCAGCGCCGTGAAGTTTCGCTGTGCCGCCCTTTCTCTGCTTGCCTCTGGCCCACTCTAAGTACTGAGAAACGGAATCAACTACGTCATCGAACTTACCGTAAGGAAACGCCATTAATTCTCGTTCGAATTCTGAGAGCCATGGGGCTATTTCAGGAAGATAGACCATCCCGGCTTCAATGGTAGGAGCTACCGCATCAAATCTAAACTCCTTAGAGTTATTATTTGTACTTATAGGAATAATTGGTATATTCGTCTTACCTTGCCGTGTTTGGATATATTGTGTTCCTGATCCTTTATCTTCCACAAGAACACAAGAGACGTTCCAACGTTCAGCTGTTTCGTCAATTAATTTACACATCTCAGGAAATTCTACGCGAACTCTTACCATATCTAAAAGATAGTGCAAGCCAAAAGATGTCTCGGCCCAAATTGTTAGGACAGAGAAATCGTGCCTTTCTCCAGCTTTTTGCGCCGTATCGACTGACATAGTAATTCTACGTATTTTAATATCGGGATTCTTGCGAATATCGCCACGGTAACGCTGGAACCATTCACTTTTAAGTAGTACGCCTTCAGCATCCACGGGAACGCCTTGCATCATAGAGCCCCACATAGCTCCGGTTAACGTGGCTCGTTTTGTAAAGTAATCTTGACGGTAGAATTCCCACAACGGAATATCGGGCTCGGTTCGGCCCATGGGATCATCTTCGTCGCCTAATTCAGATAGAGCTTTAAGATTAATCACTTCATAAGGAATAATATTTCCTTTTTTAGATTCTTCTATTAATCTTCCGATCATGTCATCAGAATTATACCTCGTGTTTGTTAACACAATAGGGGCTCGGGGTAGAAGTCGTGTTTGGAAGTCAGATAAGAACCAAGAAAATGTAGCGTCTCTTATCTTTGGATTCTGAGCGTCACTATAGCTTGCATATAAGTCATCGATGCAGCCGATTGTTGCTCTGATACCCATAACACCAGCGCCTACACCTTTAGCGGCGTACTCAGACTTATTTGTTAGAGCCCATTTATCACCGGCTCGCATATCGGCTTGAAGAGCTACATCTCCAAATACATCTTTATACTCGTCACTCACCACATAAGCTTTAGTTTTCTTTCCAAGCTCATTTGTGGCGAACGTGGCGTTATAGCTCGCTTGTAGCCATTTAGTTTTCCTTCGGCCCATACACCATGCCGCGAACCTACGTGAGGAATACTCACTTTTTCCGCCGCCCGCAGGCACGCTAAGCGCGAGTCTAGGTATAGTACCATCTTCTACAAGTTGCAATTTTTCACAGATAAAGTGGTGATGCGGCGCTGGAGGCTCTTCCATATTTAAGTATTCAGCGAAACAAGAATAATTATTAAAAGAATTTTCCCTTAATTTGTTCTTGTATTCTTTTTCATAATGATCTAAAATGGATTGGATACCGATTAACTGATTCTCTGGATCAGCTGTCTTCGTCAATTGAGTTATCGTTGATATATATTGGTTCGGGATCGGCAAACGTAATCTCAAATGGTCTGTCAGAGCTTCCTCCATCAGTCTCAGATTTTTGATTGACGATCTGTATGTAAGTCGGGTTTCCCATGTTAGACTTGTCATTACTTGGAAGCATCCTATTATTGTTGTTTTTATCTTCCGGTTCGGGACGGATTTTGTTTAACTCAGCCATATCTTTTAGAATAGATACAGCGTTCTTTACATCTTGGTTTTCTTTTGCTATATTCAGGAGTTGAATATATTCTCGATTGAACCAATCAAGATCAACGTCAACAACTTTTTGTTTTTTCAGAGGAAGTGGAGGAGCTACAGACATAGCGTCCTTCTCTGCCTTCTTAATCTTTAATTCTTCAACACGTTTTATTACATCATCCGAATTAGCAAGTTTTGAAGCATTGGCGGAAGCTGTGCTATTTCGGCATAAATAACCGGCGTCTTTATACGCCGCCATTTGGGTATAACCATTGGCGAGATAGTTAGCAAATTTCTCCTGCTTTTCGGAACTAAGTCTACCCATTGTAATATTGCTCTAGTTTATTCTTCTTAATATATTTGGTGTAAGAATTAATGGTGTCCATCATTACGCGATACGCTTCCACCACATCAAAAGTTTTATCATCTATTTGAGCCGAAGTAACATAATCTAAGGTATGCACTCTGATGAGGGAGTTATACATTCTGCGATGCTCTTCATGTGCCTTCTCCATATCAAAAATTAAAGCTTTAATATTTTTACGGTGATGAGGTGGAAAAACATTCGCATCGATGCCTGAGACCATGTTAAGCTAAATCTCCAATAAGTGTAAATTGCTTTTCAAGTTTGTAACCAAGGGCACAGAAAGCGTAGAAAGCTATTAGAGTGGCTTCGGCGCGTCCATCATCTTTCTTGCGGGACCAAGCCTTGCTGCACTGTGGAAATAGCTGTGACGCACGATATCTCGCAGCATCCTTTTCCGCTGGCACTTTAAGAGTACTTTTCCAAAGTGCAGGACGTACTTGAGTCACAGGAATCTTCAATCCCCCACAAGCGCCTAAGATTGCACCGAATCTAGCTCCGAAACTGAAGGAGCTAACGACTCCTTCCCCAACCCTAGCATTTACTTCTTCTACATACAACTGAAAGATGCGTTTGTCTTCAAGGATATTCCCAATGCCTGTGTGATCTAGTACAGTCTTCTTTTTTGCTCCGGTCTTGATCTCAAACGTGGGCATGTCGTAAATCTCGACAGTGTAATTCACAGGATCAAGTTTAGCAAAGGCTCCAGTTGCGCCGGGATCAGCGCCAACGATAATTGTACTCTCAATCATTCCGATGATTCTTTCTTCTTTTTCTTCTCCGGCGCGGGGTAATAAGGCATGACAAAGTTTTCCGAATCTTCGCCCCAAATCTCATTAACTTCGGCTTGACCTATGATCTTAGCTTCCAACGCGTCTTCTAAATTCTTATAGTATCCATAATGCTTGCGTTGTTCATTGAAACGAACTTTAACGACGTACACACCTTTAGCCGCGTCTACCCAAACATCACGCACCGGAAGCTCTTTGTAGTTACTGTCACGCGTTGCGCTTGCCGTTGTGGCATAGGCGTACTGATTATAAAGCAATAGCTGAGACCGGCCCCAAGCATCAGCGCCGATGTGAGTCCTGAATACGTTCTTGCGTCGGAAATAAGGGTCGTGGTATACAACGACTTGAAAACGGCCATTCCCGTCAGGAATGACGTAGTAATGCCCTAGATGATCTTTAATCTCGGATTCAAGAACTAAGTTGTCGATCCGCGTATTCTTCAGATCGCCGTCCCGTGCAACGATTCTTTCCTTGGGCCACTTGCCATGATGGAGTAGCCATACCGCGTCATGGGCTTGCACAGGATAGGTATCGAAATGAAAGATATAGCCGGGGACGCGATGTTGCTCGCGCTTAATGATGCGCCACTCTCCCGGCTTATATTCACGCCAGAGACGGCCCGTGTCGGGATCGTGACGCAGCTTGGCGCGAAATTTCTTTACATCAATATTCGGATATAGGTCTGAATATCTTTCTTTAGTTCTATTAGGCAATTTTAGCTCTTTCTCGCCTTATTTTTGACGAGTTTGTCTACTTCTAATGCTGTTGTCATTGTTGAATTACTGAGATGAAACATTTGACGCTCAAAGCCTTCAACCTTGGCGTACAAATCTTCGACAACCTTTTTCAAGGTCTCTAGGTTCCGCGTCAAGCGGTTTACCTTATTTTCCAAGTCCTCAAGGTCTCTGGATTGATTCTCAGTGTATCCATGTGGTAACATAGCTTCATTTCTCTAATGGTATAGCTGTTAGTCCAGCATCCCACGTTTTTGTTACGTAGTCTAGGCGGGGTCCGCCATCATATATTCGAAGAAGCACATACGTCGGATCACTATCTAAATGATTTTCCCAAAACGTAATGGCTTCATGTTTGACTGTAAAAGCCGCTAATGGTTTATTATCTATGGTTTGAAAAATGTAAATATAAGATGATCTTGCCATTAGTTGTAATTCCGCCACCCATCTGAATAAGGCTCAAACAAATCTTCAACCTTACTCAATAATTCATCGGTCCAAATTAAACGGTCTATAGCTTCTTGTCTCACCGCGAATTCTTCAAGAATTTTCTGATCCACTAGTTCTATAATTTTGATAATTATATGGTCTCTATCTTCGTAACTTAAAGTTCTTCTACTAATTATATTTCGAAGTCTATAATTGTCAGTTTCTAGTTCTTTAACTTTAATTCTCAATCGCTCAAGTTCAGCTATTTTATCAGCTTCGGCCCAATCATCCATAATTATCTACTTCCCTAAGAACTCGGTCAATAATTTTAGCTCTTTGCTCAGCTGCCATTCTCAGTTCGTTAATTTCTACTTCTAACTTACTAATTTCCTCTTGCAGGACATAGACTTTCTCTTCCAAGTTCTCGTTTTGTTCTATAAGTTCCCGTAATTCTTTCACTAATACTCTATTATCAGTTTCTAATTTCTCGTTCAAACTTGCTAAGTACTTGTTTCTACTTTCAAAATCGTTCATACTTTACTCTTTCCTAGTTCAACCGGCTCTCCGGCACCTTAGCCACTTGAAGGCTATCAGGATTTCTTAAGTGTCTAATTTCTACTTCATAACTTAAAATTTGAATCATTAACGCGATCCTATCACATAAAATCGCGTTTGTCAAGCACAAAATGATTGAGCCAGAAAATTAAATCTTTGAAATTTTCTCAGCCAGTTCCGTCACCTTAATTTTCTGAAGCTCCAGATCGGCTTCCATATCAATCAAAGGCTTCCTCGCCGCAGCCAATACTCGATTGGCATAACCAACAGCCTCGGCACGCGACACGGCGGTGCATTCCTCCATCACGGTAGAAAGGCTCACCCTATTTACAGCCATGTTATCGAAACCAAGAATGGCGACTTTAGTGATACGGATACCTTCTTCTTCATTAACCTCAACCACATCAGCCTCAACCACCTTGCCGCAAATGTTCCACGACCTTAGATATCGATCCGCGACCCAACGAACGTAAACACCTTCTTGAATCTCTTCCCACTTCATCGCCATTCCGTTCTCCTTCTATAATTAAAACCTCAATCATTATGTCTTACCTTAATCACTTACCGATGTCAACCCTTCCCCTTCGGGGTTGGCTGCGCCAAGGCTCCCGCTGACGCGGGCCTTCCTCCCTTCAGGTTGAGAAAGGAACTTCCCATCGCACCTGTTCCGGTATTCCAGTTCTCCCCTCAATCATTATGTCTTACCTTAATCACTTACCGATGTCAACCCTTCCCCTTCGGGGTTGGCTGCGCCAAGGCTCCCGCTGACGCGGGCCTTCCTCCCTTCAGGTTGAGAAAGGAACTTCCCATCGCACCTGTTCCGGTATTCCAGTTCTCCCCTGAACCATCATTTCAGAAACGAAACTCTCGCGCCCCCGCGCCGGGTCCAAGGCGTATCTGAAGTTTCTTGGGTAGACCTAATTTCCTCTTAACCAATTCTAACGAAGCGCGACCAAAATCATATATAAAAAAGTACTTTTAAAGTCGCTGGAAAATTATGGATATATTTGTTAGAAAAGAGTTATTAAGAGGTTAAGATATTGTTTTATAATAATAATAATAAATAAAATAATTAATTCTATCCATCTCAGGACGAGATTCAGAGTGTGATTCAACGTTGCTCAGAACCGACACTTGTCCCTCTCTCCCCTCTTACCTCCTGTTGTCGGTTCTGAGCAACGTTGTTTCGCACCCTAAAACAGCATCCTGAGATGGATAATCCTTCTAAATAGTATAGAATAAATACTGAAATTTCAATGATTTAGTTCTACTTTTAACTGTTTGTAATTTTTATATCCATAATTTTCCCCCGACTTTTTCAGCCCTTTTTTATATATGGTTTTAGTCTCGCTCCAAACCTTATCGACCTTCGAACGTTTTACCTTTCTTGAATCTACGGCACAACAACCGCTTGTCGGTTCTGAGTAACGTTGTTCCACGGTCTGAATCCATGATATGAGACACACTGTTCCTTAATCTATAGGAAAGAAACAGAAGAAAAACAACAACTTATATTAAGTCTGGTCTCCTGTGATTTTTATATCCAAAAAATTCCGGCAGCTTAAATCGCTGTTTATTATATATGATTTTTGAACCACTTCGTTCCATCACTCTAAATCACATTCTCCGAAGTTTGATTAAAATTTCTTATAAAGCTAAATGTAAGTTAAATCAATTAGTTAGCCACTAAAATTGTCGGAAAGTGTTTTTATAGTGAAAATTTTACTTGACTTCATTCCTTTAATCTGTTATGGTCCAAAAATTAGACATAAATAGAGAAAATATTATGAAACATGCACTAGTGAGACGATGTAAAAACCCTTTATGCAAGTCCCCTAACTTTCTACCCTCCAACAATAGGCAACTGTTTTGCAGCGCCACATGTCGCGCCACGGAGCACAAACGTCTTCACGGCACTGTGCCGCTCGACACCAATCTCTTGCCTCAGACCTGTAGCCTCTATAGCTGCGACGCGCCTATCAATAGAGGTACGGTTAGGAAAGTCGCATTCTTCTGTTGCGACGCGCACCGACACCAACATAACCGAGACCCGTTTCGGAAAAGAGCTAGGACAAAACTCGGTATTTGTGCCTACGAGACTTGTGCCACGGAGTACATCAAAACTAGGTATGATCAAAAATATTGCTGCCCCGATCATCGAAAATTTCATTCAGAGGAGGTAAAACTTAACAAGAAATTATTACGAGAAAACAGAACAAAATATAGACTCACGTGCGAGTGGACCGGAGACTATTTCGAATCATATAATAAAAGAGACCGATTCGCTACTAAAAATTATCGAACCTATTTCTACAACTCAGGTTACAGAGAAGAGAACGTGATCAAGGATCAAGAATTCAGGGATCACAGTTTTGACGAAATGTCACTCGAAAATAAAGTTTTTGTTAACTGCGTCTTTGACATGGCAACGTTTAACCATGCCAAGCTGAATAAGACAAGATTCGCGAACTGTCAATTCGAGCACTGCGACTTCTATTTCACTTCCCTGATCCATACCGTTTTTCTCAACAATGAGTGGATCGGTAATAATACCTTTGAACAATGTTTGACACACAAGTTCAAAGCCTCCCCACCTTTCGATAATATCAAAAATATCTCATTCAAAGACCCGATTAAAGTTGGTCGTGGTAAAAATAAAGGATTATAACATGCATGTCAGAGTAATTCAGGCCCATAACGATGTCAGGGTAAACACAACCGGCATCGTTAATCATCTTAAATTCAATCTTGAACGTGACAAAAATGTTACGCTCAATCTTGACTTCCTTAACTCACTCAATTTAGCGCATGATACACTAACTAAGCGCCGTGTCAAAAACTTTCCCGCCACAAATCTAATTCAGATCACTGAAGAAGAATATTTGAACCGGCGCGATCTCGACGGAGAAACCGCGAGACAATTAATTAAAGAAAATAAAAAGAAAGCTAAACAAACTTCCCCAACTTAACGTTCCACTTCAAAATTCTCTCCCCGCTAAGATACCGTTTCGTCTTGTTATCAAAGCCTATGAAGTCGAAGAAGTCATACAGCGTACCAACCGTTACCGGCTCAGATTGATTTGGAAAATTATATTGCTCTTCCTCAATTTCTGCATGGCCCGTAAATTGCCGTGACTCAGTCACGTTGTTCCGATGCTTGCCATAGAAAAACGCGTTATATGATCCCACAGTTCTGTAATGATCTTTTTCGTCATAATCCGGCAGACCGAACCAAATCTTGCGTTGGTAGTATATTCTTCCTCCCACGTGGGAGGAAGAATCGACGCCTCTCGCAGTCTCTAGCGCGAAATATTTTCTCATCCGTCGATATCCATCTTGTTATCTGGATTAATCACGGCTTCGTTCCACGCCATCTTGGCCCGATTAGGCTCCTCATCGTACCAATCTTCCCAATCATCCCATGCCGCACTGACTCGGTAAACGTTAAGAATTTCCTGCAACGACATGTTGTCCCACAACGAACTCTGCTGCGAAGCGGTCCAATTTTCAAGACGCTTGAGATCATCAAACGTCATGTCTAGGACAGACTCAGCCTTAATCAGACACCATCCAAGCACCTCTGGCTCCACCTCTACCGTCTTCAACTGATTCACCACGTCGCTGGCCCAGCTGTGAACCACGTCACGATCCATCGTGGCGCGATATTCCTTAATCAGTGTAGCAATCATTACGGCTCCCTTTCTCTGTCTCAGTCATAATAATTTATTACATCATACTGAACCGTGTGTCAATCATAATCATCACTACTCACAATCATCCCTCCATCACAATTTTTAACTCTTTCCGTACCGCTTCATAAACTGTGATATTGTCGAGCGCAACGGGATGATGTAACAGGTTCTTTACCAGATCAAGCATATCTGCTTCATCCTCACATTCTTGAAGCCTATATTTAAGCATTATTTAAACTTCTTTCGGAGCGAGATACAACCATTTCGCCCCCGGCACATCCATCTCGATCAAGAGTTGAACCACATCTTCCGCAAAATCTGATAGAACTTTATCGGCAGCACGAGCAGCATCACCAGCAGCACGAGCAGCATCACCAGCAGCACCAGCAGCATCACCAGCAGCACCAGCAGCATCACCAGCAGCACCAGCAGCACCAGCAGCATAAACAGCATCACGAGCAGCAGCACGAGCAGCATCACCAGCAGCACGAGCAGCACGAGCAGCATAAACAGCATCACGAGCAGCATCACCAGCAGCACGAGCAGCACGAGCAGCACAAGCAGCAGCTTGATTAGTCCCCTCACTCTCACAACGATCAGCTGCGATTAACAGAGCAGTTTTATTTAGCGAGATAGGGTGAATCGAAGCTGCTGCCCTAAGCGCAACAGGGACTTGCTTCCGAATAACCATTTCGGTAAGTCTCTTGACAAACTCTTTGTCATCAAGAATATCTCTACTCCCGAGTTGAATCAGAGCAAGTCGGCGCAGCCCCTTTGCCCTAGCTTCGTTACTGCTCCAATTAGAGTCATTCAAAGCGATTTTCAATGAACGGAGTGCGCGTGAGACACAAATAGGATCATCACTATGAGGCAGGCCCATGGCGTAACACACCGCTGCCTCGACACACATCTGCCCCGGAACAGGATTACCTTTTCCTGATGTCAAACCAGCATCAACTGTTTCAAGCACCCGTACCGCAACGTCTGCCGTAATTTCAGCCATTTCCATTCCTAACTTCTCCTTCTCTAAAATACTTATGTCGTGATACAATAAATTTAGACATGTGTCAAACGCCCTTTCTCAAACTTGTTTGAAAAAGGGCTCTTGTTCCCTAAAATGGCTACGTGAGGGACGTGAAAAGTTGATCCAGCCATTTATTTCGTGCCGCAACTCTTGCAATCTCTTCATCACGACTCTTCCTACCATTAGAAATTACGTTACGAAGTTCTTTAACCCTATCATCGTACCACGTCATCACTGTTTTAGTTGTTTCGGCCCATCTCAATGGATCATCGGGGACATCAAATGAAAGAGAATCACGCAATTGCTGAAGCATGAATTCCTTGAGACCTTCCGGCCCGCCGTGCCACGTCTCTACCATTGAAATCATATCTTCGTATCTCTTCCTTATAACCAGATATTTTTGAATCGTCTCTTCGTTATATCTCAAGACTTCCTCATTATGAGTCGCAACGGCTTTATCCAACTCTTCCGGCGTCATGGCGAGAATAGTGCTTAATTCCTGTTCCGCCACTATGATGCGCTTATCATAATAAGATATATCCGCAACTAATTGACGCGGAACGGGTGTATCACTTGGTTCGTCCCGCATATGAATAAGAGCACCAAATGCTCTGGCGCAACACAAGGCATAATCTTTTAAAGTCGTGACAGAACCATCACTCACCGCTGCGGTATAACCTGTAGGCATAACGTCTCCTTTAAATAGGTTTAAAACTCATTTAGATCACTCAGTTCAATTTCTTCAAACACGTACCGATACTCGGCCAACTCCTGAGCCTTATCAACATTGTCGCGAAGCGCATCGATTATCACAGCATTCGACTCAATAGTTCTTTCAAGGCGATTAATGGTGCGATCCAAATCAATGCTATGAAATGACGGAAAGACTGCTTTCTGACTCTCACTCATTGAGTCATATGTCTTTTTCTTTGTCAGTGTCTCTTTAACTAGGTCTCGAAGTCTCTCAATTTCTTTGACACAAGCCTCAATTTTCAGCCGTACCAGTTCCAAATTTTTCAACCGCAACTTTTCGCTAATTTCCTCCGTGTCACAATCGACGTAATATATCACACCACCGTCATCGACCCACCATGTTTCACAACGTTCGTTATCCGGGACGTATTCCTGCTTAATAATGGCGTAAATCGTCATCACTTCTGCTCCAGAAACTCAGCCGGAATCAGAACATTCGGCATCCAGCACAGCGGTTCAACGTTGTCGCGATGGACCGCGTTCCATTGACCGTCTTGAAACGCGCCTTGAACCGAATAAATGAAAGCACCTTGTTTCACCGCTAGGATACAGTGCTTACCATTACGCGGCGCGGTCTCCATCGGTTGCCACGCATCATGGGGACGTGAGTATAGCGGAACAAGATCGCGGATCGACGCAGCCGGAACGTTAGGCTTTGTAAATGAAATAACAGGCTCTACGTCCCAATCACTATATTCCTCGGTTTCAAGATTCTTCCGACGAGCCAGTTTATAGCTCCAAGCCATTATCGTGTCACTCATTGATTATGTCTCCTTCAATCATCACCACCGCTTTTTATTACAACAGATATGGTTATGTGTCAATCACCACCGTTAATAATTTCCACAGAACAATATGGGCGGCGCGACTTGGACAAGCTAATCCCGTTCGCATCGATATGGACCCAAGGCCCTGACGGACCTGTCACACCCGCCTCACAATAGTGCTCGTAACAGGCCCACAAGATTTCTTGATAAGCCTTTAATACCTTAGCATCTCCGACATGGCTAGGGATGTAATACATCCCGGCATCTATCGCCGCATCGGGAATATTACTTTCATTTAATAAAAAATCAACAACGTTAAACATAATTGATTTCATCTTAGCTTCTGTAACGCTTGTGTCATAGAAATGATGACTAATCTTTTCCATCAATTCGTTCAAATCTTTAGGTGAGGGCATTACGTTTCAACCTTTCATGAACAATAAAAATAGACCAACTAATGTCTGCTAAAGTGATCATTACACCCCCCTATCCAGCCCCTAATGTCTGCTAAAGTGATCATTACACCTTCTTCACCCTAAACCAAGCCATCCGATGTTCCGCGAGCCATGACTTACCATGGCGATCCGTGAAATGATGAACCGAATGTCCCGAAACTGTATCGGTGAAGGCGAAACCGGTTCGTGTCATTGGATATGATGTTATTACTTCAATAAATTTAAACATTAACATTCCTCCTTCGATCTAACCTACGAGCCCGAGTAATAACGCTATCCGCGACATGTCCTAGTTCCATCTCGTAACCCCACCACAAATTCTTTACCAGATCGATACGTGATTCACCGTAACCATTCTTAACCAAAACAATGGCTTCTGGTGGAAAGGTGTCCTTCCTCAAATTATTTTGAGAAAGGACGTTCCAATTCTGATACGGCATACCGATTTCACAGCGATTCAAAAACATTTTATTCTCCCTCTACAATCTTTGTCAACCGTATAATTTCGTCAATCACCAGCGATACAGTATTAGCGCTGACATAAGCTCCTTCTTCGTTAAGCTTTCGATACAGGATTTCCAACCGAGCCAGAATTTCTTCCGTGGCATACATGTCATACATCTTTCACAGCTACAAGTGCGGCAATTACTCCACCGGGATACCCACAATTTGGCCAATCTTCACGTTGATCATCTCCCATTTCCCAACGACGAAACGCTAACAGCGCCGCCCTAACCTTATCAAAATCAAGACCTTCCTCAGCCGCAATGCTCCTAAAGCTCTTTTCTCTCTCCATCGCAATTTCATCCATTCTCAGAATCTCCCTCCATTGTCATTGTCATCAGTTCAATGTCAAAACCTTGAAAAATCTGCTTCAATACCATATCAGCGTTATCAAGAATCACATTCCTGACACGGCTCCCACGCATCCCACCATTTAAAAATTCAGTAATAGTAACGGGATATCGAATATTAAACCCTAGCTCTGTCGCCACGGTCATGATTCTACAACTTTCGTCATGATTAAACGTGATGATATAGGCTCCTGTTTCATACGCCCGTTGGATCGCGGCAACGGTTTTACCCGAACCTCTTTCACCATTCATAATTTTCATTTCGGGTCTCCAAAGCCTTTGGGCCACCAATAATCGGTACAATACTTGCACCGGACCTTTCGCGGCAAGGTTTCAAACACATCGTCACAAACAATCTTTTCAAAATATTTCTCTCCCGCACGTGGATCATGAGGAAATCTCCCACAAACGGCGTGAAACGCGTCATCAAATTGATCTTCGTGAAGGTGAGTTTTCATCAATAAATCTCGGCCCAATATTCGAGATACTTCTCAAACTCTACCAGAGTGATTCTATCTGCATCGAGCAAACATTGAATGAAACCCTTGACCGTTTCATGAGTGATCTCATTGTCCCACGACTCACGAGCTTGAATCTTAGAAACGGCTTCAGAAATTTCTTCACCTAAAGGAACTACGTCCATAACAAATCTCCTTTCACGTAGGAAGTATCAAGTTTCCATCATCGTCAAAATGAATGCCTTCTTGGTAAAACAGCACTTGAAGAGCTATCGCCGTAGCTTTTCTAGGCGTGCCGCGCCCTAGTTCGAAATTCATCACAGTTTGCATATCAACGCCAGCCTGTTCCGCCAGTTGCCGTTGTGTCCAGTTGAGCCACGTCCTAGCCGCCCTACATTGGCGAGGGCTAACAACGGTATGTCGCAAGTCAATCATACCCATCGGTCCAAGTAAGCTCTAACACAGCGGTCAGACGGCCTGAATCTGATGTTGTCAATAGGATTGGACGATACCCAACCTTCCGTTCCAGAGCGTTCAAGCGAAGCTCCAACTCAGCCGGGGTTCCGCATTGTAGCACTTATATTCTCGTTTTACAACTTTTGGCATTATCGAAACCTTTCTGGCAAATCCTTGCCCCGGCTCAGCAAATCCATGGCGAAACGTGTCAAAGCTTCTTGCCTTCGTTCAAAATCGGTAAAAATAGCCTCTCTCGAATTATTGAGCCTAGTTGCGATCTCTTGAAGCCTTGCCTCGTGCCTCGCAGCTTCAACCTTTAGGAGATACAAATTTTCTTCCTCGATCATGGCCAATTCCTTGTCCCTGATCGTCGCAAATTCTGCGACACGAGCCGTGTAAGCCTCGCTATCCATAAGTCTCTGATCCATATCACCCTCCTTCAAATCACGTTAAACTTTTCTGTACCCATTCCGCCACGACCGTTCCTTCGCCATATCCAGCAATGCTTGCCGTCACGAGTGATACAGCCCTCGTCATCACCTCTGACATATCTAATGGTATGACTTGTACCGCGCTGATTTGACACAACGGTGAAACCTTTACCTCGCATCACATCATCACCGACGAGGAAAGGATGATCCGCAATATCTTTCAGAAATTCATGACGGATCGATTTTTGAACGTATCCTTGGAGATAATATTGGCACGCCATGTATGTCTCGGTCTGTATCCCTTTCGGAACGGAGCCAGTGATATGGGCGTAAGCCAATGCGGTTCTCAAGGATTGTTTCACCACCATCTCCTCCATCAATTAATATCTGATGACTATTTTATTACATCACAATATCGCTTGTGTCAAACAGAAATTAGCTGCGACATGAAATCTTCTACCTTCAATTTCTTCAACGGCTTGAATCGTTCCGCGAGATAGGAAGGCTCAATCAGCACATCACCTTTGCAACGCAATTCAGCGTTAATTTCTTCTTCAACATAAATTCCGAGACGTTTTGTCGTAGTAATACCTCTAATGGTATAAACCGTCCCCCGTACCAGCCTAGCTAGTTCAGGCTTATTTTGTTGCACCAGCCATTTATTTACTTGTATCGTGGTTTCTTTAACAGTATCATCGATACAAACGACATGCATTCCTTTTTCAAACATTTAAGTCAACCTCGCTTCGCCAAATAATATGACGCTGATTCACAAGCCCTGACAATGATTAGGAATTTATTCACTCTCAATCACCATCTCGTCTTGCCACACCAATTCCCAACGCCAAATCTGTTCCGGCTTTATCTCTTCATCCCGAACTTCTTTAACAGCTTCCTCGGCGTAACTAAGACGCTCCACCAATGTTTCCAAGCTAGGAATGTCGGACACAGATTCAAGAAGGCGTTTCAACTCAACGCTAAAACCTTTATAAAATTCGATGAATCGGTACAAATCAGCGGCATATTTAATGTTATGCTCAAGAGATTTGAGTTTTTCGTCCACGGCATTATCTCGCTCCTGCGCATTTAGTGCTTCGACCTTAGCCTCTGCCCCACGTTGCGTGCCGTGATAGAAATGAATCTTATCTAAACTACTAAACCTGTGTTCCGCCACAAGGCGAAACATTTTCTTCTCAGACGACATAAGGAACCCTTTCCCTAAAACCATTACTCTGCTTCTCTGACTTGATATAAGTCATTACTTGCTCAACCAAATCACTATCATAATCTGAAACGGATTCATAGCGAAGAATCTTATCAATCAGTTCAATATTTTCCGCCGCAAGCTCTTCCCTGCCACAGAGGCAATCAGGAAGTCTGGCACGTCGTACCGCCTCATGTGGCACATCGAAAGCGTGACACAATGCTGTAACCTCGCTCTTCCAGAGGCTTTGAATAGGTTGAACCGAGACAGAGGTGGATAGTAATGAATACCGCCCCAGCGCCTTCTCCGTCGCATTCATCGTACCTACGGTCCAATAGTTCATCCCAGTCTCATAAGGAATGACCTTATCAAGGTCATTATCAACTTTATTATTGGCGCGGAGATGGAGATCGGCCCAACGCTGAGGATCGCGATTTCCGCCACGTGGCACGGCCAGAACAAGATCAGAACAAGGGCATTTAGACCAAAGCCACGACATAACGGCTAGTTCGAACCATGACAGCGAAGTTTCAGAATTGATGTAATGAACCCCGACGACTCGATCCGCCACCCCCATCCTAGATGCAGCGTCATAAACGATGAGAAATGCAATAATACTATCCGTTCCACTCAGACCCATAATGAATCCCGGCACTGGGACTTGGGACAATTTCATCTTAGCCACGAGGCGATCCACAATCTTTTCGTATTTAGCGATACTCATTTCAATCCTTTGTTTCAAGAATTAGAACGTAGCCATAATCGGTTGAGAAAATGGAATGGAGTCGCCAACCCTTATCTCCATAGCTGTTCAACATATGTTCAATCCTGTCGCGATCCGCCACGATAATTGTTTTATAACGAAACATGTTAGTTCTCCCTCAATTTTAGAAGTAATTATCGAGTTGAAACCGTAACAATCGGATCAGGAATTTCCACGTCGTAACTCTCAACAAAAACGTCCGTCTCGCCTGTTTTATAGAGACTGAAACGGTAATATCCTGCCTTGATCAGATTCTTGACATGGCGCATCGAGGCGGCACGTGCCGTGTCATGACCCTTGTCAAAGCTAATCATGATATTGATGGGATCAATAGTTATTGAACCTTGTGCGACAAGAATGTATTCCGTACCTTTAGCCATTTTAATCCTCCTTAATTTCTTTATCAACTCTTAAAATGATTTAAGACGTTATAAATGAACACCCTTCTTCTTCAGAAGTAATTTTACCATTCTGTCAGAAACTGTATCTAGCCACGTTATGGTCAATCTTACTGGAATCCCATTGGCGTTGATCCCCTCCCTGACATAAAGGAATTTCTCGTCTTGTTCAAGGTAGTAATGACCTTTTAGTTCATTGATCGCTTCAGAAACTTTCATCTCAGCTTCTCCTCTAGTATCGCTTTGACCCACTTCGGCGCAGTATCTAGTGGTCCCGCAATAATTTCAACTATTTCACCCCGGCTCCACCGACACGCCGTGAAATAATCGGGACGATCCAGCACGGCCCATTTTCCCTTCTCAACCTCAGCCTTGATCAATTGTTCAAGACCGGGATAGCTTTGAAACATGTCTTTTTCTAACATCGTTCCGCTCCCTAGTTCCTTTCTAAAAGGAGAAACTATTTCTTACATCTATGATGGCAGGAAACGAACCAAGTGTCAATTATTAATTTATATCCTACCCTCATTTATTACTATTGATGGTTTGCTCCACATCGGATCGATCATCCCAAGCATAATTCCCAATTTCTTCGGCATAGATAGCGGCACATCCTATTAGTAGAGAAAAAAGAACGACAATAGTAACAATTGAAATAATAAATGTTTTCATTTTTCTAACTCCTCAATACCATTTACAACTTTATAGGCCAATTCCTTTATCGCGGTCATAAAATTGTCCCGCGTCTCATTTCTGTCATGGCAGAAATTCGTATCGATGTCGTGACAAAAATCTTCCAGACCAAGCGTTCCATCACCTATTAGGCGTAGCTGATCCGAGAGCCAGACGCTTAGCTCGTGGCCCCATGGAACTTTATTTTCCATCTCATTATCCCTTGGGCCAACAATTATGCGTCACAGTGGCATTGAATCGACCAGACAAATCCAGAGCATTGTCAACCAATCTGTTTTCAGCAGCGGTGCAAGCCGCCATGGTATCGAACTCTTGTGTGACGCTATAGCTACCGTAATACTGAGACATATAAACAAAAATAAGAACGAACTTCATTATTCGAATTTCCTCACAATTTTCACCTCAACCTTGTTCCAATCCTTAGCCCGAGCCTGTTCCGCCTCTTCCCATGTATCGAAAAGGTAACTCACTCTGGTCCCGGTAACAGCATCAGCGATGTAATAAACCGTTACGGGATGGCAACATGCAACGATATGCATCGCACCAACTCCTTCCATGTGGCACAAGCAGGTACAACCGCCATAACCTCTAGACATCACTCTGGCTCCTTATGGAAGAAATCTGGATGCTTCTCTTGAAATTTTAATTGTCGCTGCATCAGATTAAGCTCTGCCATGAGGCGATCACTGGTTTCTTTCTCAGAACTATCAACATACTTTACATATGCAAATAGTCCAGCGATGAGAAGACTTATATCTGAGCTAGTCATTATTTATCCTTCCCAAATTTCGCCTTCAACTTCTCAAACTCAACCCTGTCACGAGCCTCAATCGCCTCGGCCCTCTTGCGTTCCAGATCGAGTCGGAACTTATATTCGAGATCAGATTCCAATCTTGTTCCGATGAGGTAATACGTCGGACTACAACCACAACTGCTTTCATAACAATTACAATCCTTAACACCGTCTATTTCTAGATTTTTATAATTGTTACCATATTCGGTATACAATTCTTGAAGTCTAATGCTTAGATCAAAAATACCAGTTTCGACCCAAACGGTTTCGGTATTGATAATTTCTACATACTTATTATCGGTGTGACGATATGTCGAGATACGAGGATCGCCAACTTTAACCTTGATTTCTTTCTTAGTCATGATATTTCCTCCTGAAAGTTTCCATCGTAACTATTCTGGCCCAATTATGACATGAAAGAGCCTCATTGAGAGCATTATTAGCGTCATGCTTAGCCATGACATGACCATCGCCGTATACGACCCACGAACCTTCGTGAGGAATAAGGTGCTCGGGTAGGTCACAGACCTGTACCACGTAATCCTTACCGATATATTCCTTCTTCATACGGACCATGATCTTGCTCCAATTTCTTGTTCCAAGTAGTGATTAAATCAGTAACGCTCTTGAAAGTAAAGCAAAAAGTGTGGTACTATTCACCTCTAATCCTCCACCCTTCATATGTCTTTGACCCGAACCATGCCGCAGCGACAAGCAAAAACAGCCCATCCAAACCATTGCCTTCAATGATACTACTTAGTGCGACACCAAATGTCATCAAGGTGATAAGTGCCATTAGAATAATTAAACCTTTAAAAAGCATTTTAGGTCAACAATCCATTTCTGATATCGATCAGGCGGTGCAGCATTTCTGTCTCTTCCGCATCGATCTTGGTTTCAAGGTTTTTAAATTCTTCATGAAGCCTTGTTTCGTCTGCATCAAAGGGCTTCATCGAAAGAGTACTGGTTCCAGTACTCTCATCATCTTCAAAAATCAAGGCGCGATCCCGGTAAAGGAGGTGAAGCAATTCATCCCGCCGTTTCAAATCTGCTGGCCTAACGTCGTGCCACCAGCGATACAGTGCAACAGCTTCCAGTTCTTTTTCGCCCTGAAGATGTGAAGAATGGGCCGACATTCCATCACTCGCGTCGCAAAGCTCCTTGCCCCAACGCTCAAGCTCCAATACTCCTTCATGCTCGTGATCGACGTAACGTGTCAGGAGAGAGAACATGCCGTGAAGCATAATAGTGTCGATGTCGTAATATCCCGGCTCAAGTCCTGTATCGATGATGTTATAACGATGTTGCTTTACAAAACGATACTTGAAGTTCCACAACAGATTGTTAATCTTATGGCCCATGTTCCAAACAGGCTTGATCAGTGCTTTGTGCCACCAAGTATCGCCACTGCCGCCATAAATACTAATGCCGAGAAGTGAAGCACTGCTACCATTTCCAAAGCTGGTATAAAGCTTGTCATCATAACCGAACATTACTTTTCCTTTTAATAAAACAGAGCCGCTTGGGCTTCGTTATAACTTTTATAGATATCCCCGGCTTCAATTCCATGACCAACGCCATGATCCCTGAGCCAGTAATCTTTTAACACGCCTTTGCCATGGCCGTAACACATAACTTCTTCTACCACGTCTTTAACGATTTTCCTAGTCCCGTTTTTGTAAATCTCGACCACGTAAACCGTATCGCCGGGAAAGTGATGAGGGAAGTAGTCGTAGCTGGACCAAGAGTTGGAATAGCCATAAGCTTGCGAAATCGTACTACTCATTCTCAGACGATGACCGCTCCAATGTCGCTTTAGTAGGTCCCAATAGTATTTCTTACCCGAAGTTTTGCCGCGAACCGCAGCATTGATGTAGCAGTATTGACCTTTGCCGTAACGATGCGGGATGAGAGGATTATGTTTCTTCTTAGTCATGTCACAGACTTCCAATTACAATACCATAATCAATGGTATATGTCACACCAAAACTATCCAGTAGGTCCGTCAGTATCTTTTGGTTCACCTCCACCTCGACCATGGCACGCTCTTTCATGGCAATCATTTCCTTGATAGTGTGCCGCGTCCCAATATCGCCTCTATCATACCATTTAATATTTTCAGAGCTTTGGTTATAAATTAATTCAGAATCATCATAATTAAAAGAAATAAAATCATCTGGTATATATCCGATATGGTTAATAACGTCCCAAGTTGAAGTAATGACTTTTTGCTTAGCTTCAGAAACTGTTTCAATCTCTGAGCCGCAAGTGGCGCAAAATTTACCATCTCGCGTCTTCTTGCATCGCGGGCAACGATGAATTTCCTTTGTTTCAGTGACGGTGATGCCACTGGTAAGGCGGATATAGGGACCGACATAAAAAACTGTTGAGCTACCCATTTAGTTA